TCGCCAACGTCCAAGCATTACTAACGTATGTAGTGAGTTTATCCACTGCTCTACCTCCGTTAGTATTAGTCCAATTGCCGCCTACGCTTGATGCGACGGCTCGCGCTAAGTAGCCATAGGACACACGGCCACGCGTTGCTACCCTCAGAAACTCAGTGCTTTCCACTCCAACACTTTGTTTCAAGGGGTTCATCCTGGTGCACGCAGAGACAGCAGAAAGTACCCTACCCGCCTGGTGAATACTATTTGCGCCTAGGTACACATCATCGCCGACGTGGACGGTTTTCATCTCCAACAGCTCTGGCTCCGCAGCAATCATATACGCCTTGTTAAGGACGCTATTGATGTACGACGTAGCACGGTGTCCAGACATTAATGTTGACGTTACACGCTTCATGCCATCGTCAGTATTGATGTACATTTTATCAAAACTTTCAACAAGCTGTTTGCCTAACGCTTCAGGAAAACCTGTTTTACTTACAGTCTCCTCAATCACCATTTTCTGGGCCTCAAGTGAGTGTTGTGAATTGAAGTCATCATAGTCCAGCATGACATTGACAGCACTGCTACGACTAATCGTATCAATCCTCTCCACCATACCTGCATGACCGCCTCTCCCAGGATCCAAGACGACACTGTAATTGCGCCAACTCTTTTCCACGGGACGTAGTAGCCGTTCGAATGCAAAGTAACTAAGACTGTCACAAGCAAACAGGGCCCTACTCTTGCCATGCTCCAGTTTCTCACTGGGACTAACGTAGACCTTACCTTTCCACTTGTTCAGGGGGCATTCCTTCATACACTCAGAGAACACACGCCGGTGTATTCGCGGCAGACCCTCGACGTCCACGACGTAATCACTTTCTGCCCGCTCTAGGACACGACTGTGACTGCCATTGACGCACCAGGCCCAACGCTTATTCCACCATTCACTCTCTTCGAGAAACGTAGGTATTACCTTCAGCTCCTCATCAAGTATGTTCCGAATTGCCGCCCTCAACTTATTTTCATCATATGTCGCCAAGCCCGTATTTTTACCGCCCTCGACTCTATATTTGATCTCAGTATCCATATTGACTGGTTTGACACCCCTACCTTGCAGACAGTTCAGTTCCACAAGCATTGCTCCCTCCGGGCTAGAGTTCCAGCCTAAGGATTTAAGAGCTACCGTCAGTGATTTCGCACCTTCGGGGTCATGCAAACTACGCACCGCCCACCTCAAAGCTCGGTCACCTAATCGCTGGTAAGAACACGCGGCATACACGAAGCAACAAGCCACCTGATCATCGTATGAATCTCTCAAGTATCTGCTCATCTCCTCTATCCCACGCACATCTCCAGCG